ATATACGAATCACGTAACTGTTTATTAGAGTCCACGTATGGAACGGTCTCCGCCGTCATTTCCCCTATATTCACGTTACTTCCATCACCCGTAAAGTAGGCCGCAGATATACCACCGGTGGCTGTGACCGAGGCCGCGGTTATACCACCACTCGCTGCGAGTGAAGTACCCGTATTTGTAAATTGAATCGCCTGCGTAGTAATTGCACCGTTCGTGGTCACAGCTTGAAGATCGGATGTGGTCGCACCACTTATTCCCGTGAGCTGACTACCGTCACCTATGAATTTAGATGCTTCGACATTCCCCGAAGCGACCACCCGACCGGAAACGATGAGTTCTGCTGTCGGTGAGATACTTATCGTAGCCCCCATACCCGTGTGTGCTGTGCAGTAATAGTATAAGGTCGTAGGGGCACCCGCCGGGACTACAAACGTTCTCTTTTCGGTACTTCCATACACACCCGTACTTGTTATACCCGTGGTGTGATTAGTTCCATTGGTTGTTCCGTCATTTGAATTTGTAGTTTGAAATACAAAGGGGTGTGTCAAAAGAGTTGTACTCGAAAGATCAAATATATACGTCTGATTTTGGTGCAGTTCAATAGTAGCCTGTAGCTCACCGTCTATATAGTATTTATTAGCACCACTGGCACTCGATACTGTAACAACAAACGTCTTGGTCGTACCGATCGTCGCAACATTACTGATGAGTGTGCGTGTTGACGATACCAGATCAGACGCGGTTACCGTATCGGTGGCTTCAACATTCGTCGATACGATGGTTGAATCGGAATAGAGATTTCCGTGTATTTGCGTTTGACCGGTGAGAAGGTGTTGATCGGGGTTTGGTATAACCCGTATTCTTCTTTCGGTAGTATCTCCTGGAGAAGTACTTCCAGTTGTGATTGGCTTCGTCATAAAATAGAAATAACCGGGTCCTGGATGCGACCCACCACCCCTTCCTTGGAAAGATGATGCACCTCGTGGAACAGTCCAACGAAACTGTGCTCCAGAATTTCCTTGTTCACCGACACGTTTAACACCGAATTCATAAGGAATTGAGTTAAAACTATAATTATAATCACCAGTTATATCGAAATAGCCTATATGAGGACCCGTTGTTTGAACTTGGGTACCTGTATGAGATATATCAAACACATACGTAAGTCCTTCCACAAACGTAAAGTGAAATTCATCATTCCATGATTGGCCATTTACTAACCAGTTACTCCCGTAATACGTAATAACTATAGGGTTTGTTAAGGTAATACTTGATGGCGACCCCGCCCCCGCCCCCTCTTGTGTCCCACTTATAGACTGAGTCGTCATTTCACCGGCATTCAGGTTATCTATGAACACTTCTCCTTCGATCGTTGAATCACCCTTCGAATCGAACGCACCCGTTCTTTTACCTGTCAGCGTGTTAGATGTTATTAAAGGAGTTGTCGTAGTATGACCCACGGCGGCGACTTGTTGTAAGTTTATACCGGTTATACCCGTTCCATCACCGACGAAATACCCCGCAGTCACATTCCCGGTCACGACAACATTTGAAGCCGCTGTTAAAGAGGTAATCGCATTAGAAAATTGAACGGTATTAGAGGTGACGTTTCCATTATTCGCAATCTGTTCTAAATTAGACGAAATACCCGTAAGTTCTGAGCCATCACCATGGAATTTTAACGCGTGCACATTACCATCCGCCACTAAACCTGTAGTGGCGTTAATAAGTTTAATAACATTCGCAGTGGCGTTTGACCTATTAACGATTCCGTCGAGTCCTAGAGTAGAAAATGTGGGGTACCCCAACTCAGTTTCGATCGTATTTATACGATACGCGTTAGAAGACATATCTGTAGAAAGAGCGACACCCGTGAGTGTTGTGCCGTCCCCCAAAAAGGATGTAGCTGTTACGACATTTTGAACATAAAGATTACCGAGTATATTCACATTAATCACGTTCGCGGTATCATTCGTTATATCAGTCGCTTCGAGGTCATCTAGCGTGTACCCAATCGTAAACTTATCCGTTCCTCCGTGGTGTATGAGCGCCACATTCGACGTAGGACGTTGCATGAGAATACCCACATCCGTCGTCGTCACGGTGTTATTATTCGCTATACCTATGATAGCATCGTTGATCACTTTCGTTTCGGATTCAACAATAAACTTTTTACCACGCATGAATATATTTCCAGTGACATCAAGGTTAGATGCGATGAGCGTCGCATCCGCAGTTGTCGTGATGAACGAATCCTTTAAAAATTGATCCGCCGCCACGTATGGAATTTTACCCGCGGTTAATCCAGAAATCTTAACATCACCCCCAATTTCCACGTTCGCCGTGGTTATGAGACCCGTCGTGACATTTGAAAATTGTACGACATTAGTAGTAGTATTTCCAAGATTGGTTATACCCTGTAAAGTTAGGGTACTACCACCCGTAGACGATTCGAGTGATGTGATCCGACCATTATTTGAAGAGAGATCAGTCGTAAGATTGGTAATCAGAGTCGCTTGGACACCGTTCGCTGTTTCTAAATCCGCTATTCTACCTGTATTCGAGGTGACATCCGTTCGAAGATCCGTGATAAGATCTCCTTGGACCGTGTTCGCAGATTGAAGTGAACTAATGTCAGAACTGTGTGTGACATCCACACTTTCTAGGGCAGCTATACGAGTTACATTATCCGTGAGATCCGTTTCAAGAACACTGATACGACTAGTATTAGACGTCATGTCCGTACGAAGATTGGTAATCAGGGTCTCTTGAACACCGTTCGCTGATTCTAATACAGAAATACGCGAGGTATTTGACGTTCTATCTGCTTCGAGACTGGAAACGCGCACTACATTCGAATCCAGATCCGTTCGAAGATCGGTAATCAGAGTCTCCTGAACACCGTTCGCTGATTCTAAATCCGCTATTCTACCTGTATTCGAGGTGACATCCGTTCGAAGATTGTTAATAAGAGATTCTTGAACGATATTAGCCGATTCGAGGAAGGAAATGCGTAAGGTATTAGACGTTCTATCTGTTTCGAGACTGGAAACGCGGACTACATTCGAATCCAGGTCCGTTCGAAGATTGGTAATAAGGGTCTCTTGAACCACATTTGCAGCTTCTAAATTAGTCACGCGCGTAACATTCGAAGTTAGATCCGTTTCAAGAACATCGACACGACCGGCATTAGACGTCATATCCTGATCAAAAGCTACGTCCAAGCCATTTACTTGTACAGCGGCGGCTTTAATAGTACCACTCGCCGTGAGTGAAGTTCCGGTATTAGTAAATTGAACGGTATTAGACGTCACGTTACCATTATTTGTGATCGCTTGGAGATTCGTGGCTACACCCGTGAGTTGACTACCATCACCTATGAACGTCAAAGATGTGACGTTTCCAGAGATGACGACATTCCCTGAAGCGACGAGTGATGTATCGGCGTTTGTTAATTGGATTGTTGCATCAGATGTAGAACCTTGTTCCGTAGCATTTTGAAGGGATGTGAGTACACCATCTAAACTACTTCCGTCACCTCGAAACTCTGTAGCCGTGATTATACCTGTATCTCCATCGAGTTCAATAGTAGAACCGACACCGACGTTTGATTCCACGTACGCGTTTCCGCTTACGTGTAGGCTCGCATCGGGGTCAGCCGTTGTGATACCTACACGGTTATTAGTGGTATCGACGAACAGGTGGGAAGAGCCTACCAAGAGGTTACTCTCGATATCGACCTTCCCTGAAAATATATGGCTCGTCGTCTGTACCATTTATATTAGCTTAGATAAAATGTAGTGCATTTTATGTGAGGTAATGATTATTGATTAAGTACGATGGCTTCCAAAGCAGCTAGACGCTCTTCTAAACTTGCTACCTTTTCCTTTTCGGCTTGGAGTTGACGATCAACCTCTTGTAGAGCCGATGTAGCCACCGTCCAGATCGCTTCCTTTTTTAGGAACACGAAGTCATCTACTTGCTGACCATACACAAAGAGTTGATTACCAGCCACCACATTACCAGGCTCGTCAATAGATCGAAACAGGAGATTACTCTACCCTATGTATTACGTGAGGAGATCGTTCTCATCCCACGATTAGCGACTTTACACGTCATCTTTTTGAAAACTATAGATTATCATTATTAATTTTCTTCGTTCCACGTGTACGTTTTATCGTCCGTGGACATATCTACTATTTGGAGAGATTTAAAAGAATGGCGCTAAACATACATAATGACCGAGTGGATTGAAGGTATCATAAAACACTCTGAAACCGAACTAAGCCTTTTAGGTCTCGACCAAACGAACCTAGGTCCTTTTATCATAGACTTCATCAAGAATCTTCAACAAACCCTGGGGAATAATCCAGTTGCGATAAAATCTATCCTGAAAACAACTGCGAATCTCGTAGACGGGAAACCCGTTGCCCCCATAACCGAAACAGATTTTGTAGATGATAAGTGTACGAGGTGTTCATACATTTACAAATCCGAAGATGGAAAATATTATAACGACCGAGCGGTCGTGTTTAAGAAAAGCTACGATGACCCGAGTTCGCAATACATATACCAGGGTCAACAAAGGTCGAAACAGGAGATTACTCTACCCTATGTTTTACGTGAGGAGATCGTCCTCATCCCATGATTGGGTTTCTTCGTTCCAGGTGTATGACTTGTCGTCATCTGGCCTAGCAATGGGGGGTTGCCATGTACACGAATCGTCGAGGGTCCATGAAGGATACGGTTGGGGTGGGGAAAAGTTATCCTTGTCTTGGTGGTACGTCCATCCTATTCCGCCATAGTTTTTACCTTCTGTGTCGTAATAGGTCCTAATCCAAGTTCCGTCCAACTCGTACTCACACCAAAGTTTACTCTTCGCTCGGATTACTCGAATAACTTCGTTGGTTTGTGTATTTATTTCTGCAAAGTGAGGCATTCTATACTTATAAGAGATATCTTATTATGACGATTCCCGATCCACCATAAGCACCGTTTGGACTACCTGTTACCGACGTATACGATGCACCACCACCACCACCCGTATTGATAGCTCCATTTGATGGGCCGCCGCTGCCGTTCACAAAATTTGGTGACCCCCCACCACCTTTTAAAGATGACGCCCAGCTGGTCCCATTGGAACCGTTCACGCGACCATTTACGTGGACTGCACCCCGACCACCACCAGCAAACCACCCGGCAGGGCTTCCTTTGTGATTGTAATAATCAAATTTAATTCCATCACCACCGTATGTTACACCATACACTCCGCCACCCGGAGCGCCCGCTCCCCCACCACCCCCTCCCGAATTAGAGAATGTACTGTTGATTCCTAAGTAAACCGCCCCCCCGCCACCGTTATTTCCTTGACCCGTAGTTCCATTACCCCCAGCGGAGTCATGGTACCCCCCACCACCAGAACCCCCGTTACCCCCACTAGCATTACCCCCCGTAGCACCTTGTCCACCACCTTCAGCTGTGATTAGTGTTGGAAAGTTAATCGACGAATTTGTCCCCTTTGTGGCCGGACCACCACCACCACCGACTACAACCAGGTAATTTCCAGCTGATAAGCTTGGAATATTCCCACTAAGTAAACCGCCAGCCCCCCCACCACCGGTCTCGTGTGAACTGGGCCCCCCCGTACCCCCTCCTCCCCCACCGGCGACCGCGAGATAGTCAACTTCACCACCGGAAATCACTGTAAATGTCCCACCACTCGTGAATGTATGAATTTTATATCCATCACTGGTCGTAACAGTTCCACCAGTTGCACTAATCCCACCCACGCCCCGCCACGCAGTTCCGTTATATAATTCTAATCGACTTAACGTTGAATTAAACCTAATCATCCCCGTGACCCCGGTAGGCTGTTCCGCTGTCGTACCACTCGGAACGGTTAGAGCACCTGTTCCAGAGCTTCCTACGAAACCGGCTACTTCAACGGTTCCATGAACCTTAAGTTTATTCGTACCCGATGCCGCTCCACCTATCCCGACATTACCAGCTTCATATTTAATATTATTATTCGATTGATCAAGATCCCAATAACCACCTATAACAGCCGCGACTCCACTTAGAGTTGATCCATCACCGTATAAATGCCCGGTGACGTTAAGATTTCCCTCTATATGCGTGTGCCCCGAGACGTTTAGCTTATTTTTTTCCGTGCTATTCGGATCTGTGTCCCACGTGGGTCTAGCGGTGGGTGCTTTATTACCTATACCCACGCGCCCGTCTGAATGTAAGAAGAAACCGGGGTTTTCACCCCCTACGGTACTTCTGAAAACGCCTGGAAATAACTGAAGGTTTGTCTCCGACGACATCTATAATTTACGAATATGTTTTTATTCGGAGATTAGTACCCAAAGGTGTTAGTGTTAATACTCGTGAGAGCGCCTGTGGAATTGGGTGAAATGTATTCGATGAATATGGAGTAACTTCCCGCCCCGGCAGTAAAGCCGGTGCTTGGGGTAAGCACCACGGTATTTGTTCCCACCACGACTGTAGAACTCCACGGATTCGTACTCGCGTTCCCGAAAATAGAAATGGGTCCGGGTGCTATAGGCAAGGGGGCGGTGTTCCCACCACGTTCACCACCCGCTAAATCTATGAGCATGGTACTCACTTCATTATCGTCGTTATCGATAAGTTGCGCTACAATTTTCGCATAGAACGGATGGTTCGTAAACGTGAGTGTGAGTGCTGCACCCGAAGCTGACAGACCACTCGCGATCGTATTTTTATCACTGTATGTCTTTTTAGTGACACCACCCGTGTTCGTGATGATAGCACCTTCAATCGTCGTATTACCACGAACATCTAAAACATTGGGATGATTTCCATCCGCCTCGATGAAACACTTATCCTTCACGGAAAGAGAGTGTATCGGGGCAGTGTTGGCCACACCCACGTTAGAATTTGTGAAAAGTTTACCGTATACGTGGACGTTCATTGTTTCAGAAGGCTTGGGAACCACTTGATTTGTATTATCCATAGGACTACTATCCGTGTACGCGATCATAAGTTCCGTAGTGTCAGCATCGTAACACACGGCGACGTTTGAGCTTCCTACGGGTCGATTGTATATATGTCCTAAATCAAATGTTGCGAGATCCGTGTTATTCGTTCCAATTTCAATGAGACCATCCTTAAATTGAGAATTGGTAACATGAATGTTGGCGACAGTTCCTATGGATGTGATATTACCAGTCACATAGAGATTACCGGTTACGTTTAAATCACCTTGTGCGCCACTACCCGCAGCTGAAATACCCGTGATACTCACGGGAACCTGTGTTCTGAATAATTGTTTGGTACTTTGATTATACGCCACGAACGTATTAGTCGTCGCATCCGTACCATCACCTGCAAATACTGTTGAAATTTCGAGAGGCGTGAGGTAAAAACCACCAGCTTTCGTTGCGTCGATTTTATCATTACTCGCGTTGATGACGACGGAGTTATCGTGCTGATCTTCTCTACAATTCTTACCGAAGCGAAGCTCCGTGGCAGCACCGACGGTACTCAAGTTCTTCGGCATTTAATATTACTACTGATTTTAATTTGCATACATGAGACCTGCCATTCCATTATTCACTCTGAGTATGTTATAATTTACTGCATAAATCGGGTCTATAATTTCCCGAGATTCGCTATGAATCTTTACTGATTCGACACGCGAAAAATTAAGTGAACCAGAAGGCTGTAAGGAACTCGTGTTTAAGCAAAACGAATGTAAGAAACAATCTGGGGATGTCACGAAGTTTGTGTGGTAATAATGTTGAACATCCACGAAATGAGGCTTTGCCCATTTAAACGAACTTAAATCGGTTCCGTTAATACTTATTTTTAATTTATTATCTACGGATGTCAGTGTACTTTCCATATTAGTATTGGCGCACGCTATGTACTTGACCGGATGATTAAATGTCAATTCTTGGACGAGTTCACCAGACGGAACACTCTTTTGCACTTGTGTTATGAGAATATCATGAGCACGAGAAGCCATAATACCGCGCTCTTCCGTATCCAAGTAATAATAATTAGCGTAAGCATCCACGTTATAATTACCAGCTTGCGGACCCCAATAAATACGTAATTCTACAGTACTGTACGGCAACGCCACGAGAGGAATGGCGGATTGAGGACCCTCACAAAAAAAGAAACGCAAAGGGTAAAAGTATGAGCGTGCAGATGCACCAGGGTGCACACCGTTAGAACTTTTGGATACATTTTGCGCGTACATATCTACAGCTATATTCTCACTAAAATCATAATCTTGAACGTCGATAACCTGCCCGGCCACTAAAAGTTCCACCTTATCTATCACATCTCCCCAATCTTGGAGATCGATAGCTTGCGCGTTATCATCTATAGTGAAATAGGTGTATCCTAGAAGATCACCATTTCTTTCGAATTTGATGGATGACATGGAATTACCTTTCACAGCTCCTTGTATCGTCTGCTTTTCGACGGACTGTGAAAAGTTAGAATGCCTTTTGAATGTGGAAGTGAAAAACGATATTTCGGGCTCCCCAATTATATGCTCATCTTGCGCACCAATAGCTATAAGCTGTACTATCCCAGAAGACATACTTACTATTATAAAAGTATTTTTAAATTACGAGTATGTAACGCCCTGAATTTTATGCGAGGTTTTTCTTTTTACATGTGAACCTAAATATGAATACGCAGTCGACCACCGTCGCCGCTGTACCATCTTGTTTATCGATGTTAAATGTTAACCGGTCAAGTTTACGGATGGGATTATGATACGATTGTATGATGGGATAATCGTTTTTAAATAATACGAGTCGAGTTGACCCACCGACAGTAAGAGCGGTATGTTGACAAATAATCGTGCCAAAAACACCGTTTAAATGATTATCAGTCGAATCCCCCAAATCTTCTTTACCACGTTGAGAAAAATAACTTTTAAGTTCCTCTATACCAATATGTAAAGCTGTTTGCGTAGTTCCACCTGTTGAAGTTATGGTAGCTGCCATTATCTGAGCTTGAACAACATTTTCTAAAGGAGTTGGTAAAAAAGATGTAAAATCGGTTTTGTCAGTATGATCGATAGTATCAATAATCACGGTGTGAAACTCATATTCGTTCGAAGGCATATCAAATTGTGGCGCTGTGATAAGAGCCATTTAATATACACGTAGAACTTTTTCTACTTAAAAATTTAAAATATTTTTTAACTAGAAATTTTTTTAAAAAATTATAAATGATAAATTATTTTTTACTCTACGAACCTGTAACTGGACTGATCCTTGACAAGTTTTTGACTGTCACATACACCACCGGTGCTACCAGAATAAGGACTGGTGTTCAGACAATCGGTCGTTTTGGGTAAGTCAAACATGGAACCTTGGCTCACAGTTTCGATCTTCACGGGTTTGGGCTGATACATACTCTTAACAGGAGAGGCGAAAAGCATCGCGACCGCTGCGACGACGGTCACGATGAGAACGTACTTCAGAATTTGGCGGTCAACTAGGTTGAGTTTCATTTACTATGTACTGACATTTTTATTAAAGTGCGTTAAAGAGAAAAGATTAGTTTCAATATAGATACTAATGGACGGTGAAATTGTTATCGAGCGTAATGACAGCAACGTCATGAAATTAGACGACAATGAGCAAGCCATCTTAGATGAGATCAGCTTAGATTTCGCAAAACCACCGAGACCTCAGATGATGAATCGTTCCAGATTATCGCCTGAACCACAGCCCGTGAAACGTGTAGCCTTTCAAGAGGATATAGATTCGTTCGCGAACCCCACGAAGACGAATGCACCCCCACCCCCTCAGAATGAACCACCCATAGATTACGGTGAATACGAAGATGAAACGCCTCAGATGGGTGGTGGGTTTGACTATGGTCCCGGTGAAGTAGAGGAGCAACCTTCTCCTGGGTACAAAACAGTAGACGAAGAGAAGGCGGATCTCGTGAACAAGCTTGGGCGATTAGAAAAGAAGGGGTTCGCGGTGAACAAGAGACTGAATGTGTATTCCCCCGTAGATGAGTTACGTACAGAGGTGAAACGGATAACGTACAGTATAGACGTAGATAAGTCTGTTAAATTTTCTAGGAGAATGCTCATAGCATGTGTGACTGGTTTAGAGTTTATGAACAAGCGGTATAATCCATTCGAAATTCAACTCGAGGGTTGGTCTGAAAATGTGATGGAGAATGTCGATGACTATGATGAGGTGTTCGAAGAGTTATACGTAAAATATCGAACTAAGATGCACGTCGCACCAGAGGTTAAGCTCATAATGATGCTCGGTGGTTCAGCTATGATGTTTCACTTAACAAATTCGATGTTCAAACAGGTCATGCCAAATATGAACGATGTGATGAAACAGAATCCAGGTCTTATGCAAAATATGATGAGCGCGGTTCAAAATACCGTGTCTAAATCTGACGCAGCCTCTTCCTCCGCCGCGGCTCCAGGGGAGCGCCGCGAGATGCAGGGACCTGGACTTGATATCTCGAGTCTCATGGGGAATATCATGATGCCTCCCGCACCACCCATGAGCACGACATCTCTCCAACCCCAGACATCTATAGACGAAGATGATGACATTTCCGATATAGTCTCCATACAGGGTGATGAGGATAATGGTGATGATGAGGTTAAGGAAGTTAAGATGCCCGCGGCCAAGGGTAGGAAGGGTCGTAAGAAGAAAGTTGAAATTAATTTGTAAACCTATATAAATGATAGGATACAGTCCGATTGACTTCGACGATCCGCTACCTATCCAGCGGGACCGTCAGAAGGAACCAGAGCGGGTAAAGTATAAAAAAATTGAGCCGACTGTCAGCGATGAAAACACAGAGTGTAATTTTGTAGTCATGTTTTTCATCGTGGGAGTCATCGCACTCGCTGCGATGGATGCGATTAAGAGGTAAGTATCACAACCGTACCACATGAATTATCTTCACATGTTACGTTTGATTTTCCAAATCCGAAACACGTTCTAATAAGGCGTGGTACGCTTGTTCCATGACTAATATTCGTTCTTGTAAATTTGTTGTTTTTAATTTTTCACGATCGACATCTTCCGATATAAATGTAATATCTCCTTTAATATGCGTCGGCTTTTCTGGCCACAAAGGGTTTGTTACGTCTTGTATTGTTGTGGGTATGTCCCGTAACTTCTGTCTGTATGCTAACCATTCGTCTCTATGTTCATTAGACACGAATGGAAAATCTGTGGATGTCACGTAATCACTCTCGTTCAAAAGTTCGTTACGCTTTTTTCTAACTATATTCATGTGTACCTCCAAATCTGGTACAACTTTCATAGTATCATCTTCCATAACAACTTTTAGTTCCGATACGTTGATATCTTCCGAACATTTGATATATTCATATTTTTCAAATGGAAACGTTCGTATGTTGGATAACGACGATTCGGTATCTGTGTCAATGTAAATTTTACATTCTATTTTTAGTGTACTTTTACATATGATGTACATCATATCCTTTATTTCTGGAATTATCGTTAATTTAGACGTCTTATTCGGTAAATATTCTTCTAAATATTCTTCGTCCATTCTTATCATATATATTTAAATTTATTAAGCTATTTCTTGCACATGTATAGATATACCGTGTTCACCTATGGTTGCTGTACCCTGGGATACATATCCCTTCAAATGGTATGAAATAGGGTTATGTAACGGAACCGCCGTGTCTACCCAGTAGATATATTGAGTTTCACCTCTACCAGATTCGTAATAAGCATCGTATCTAAGCTTATTTCCTAAGGGGATATCATCCCTATAAAGTTGAAAGTCAAAACTATCACCGCTATTTGCAAACTTTACATCAAATTGAGCGTATACACTTATTCGTCTTATAGCAGGTGTTATATTAGCGCTAATAATACTTAATACCGATGTACTATTTAGCGTCATCGGTGTACTGTCAGCCGAAACGTATTTGTATTGTCCTATAGGATTCATCACTTTAATCCTGTCTGCAATAAAAGTTCCTATAACACCCGTCGCATCTGACGTATCAAATAAAATCGTGAGCCCTTTTAAATTGGTGGTGGTGTCTGTGTATCTAAAACCATACATAATTCGATTCGACCAAACACTCGGACCCAACCCCAACCCATCAAATATAGGACCAGCTGAGGTGCCTTGATACCGCGCTAAGGAAAATTTATTATTATCATCGGATGGATCTCTGGTCCATATCATAACTTTGGACCTAGATCCATTATCCATATAAGAACCGGGCCAACTGACCGAGGCACTAGGAGAAGGGTACTGTTGCCTTTGGGCTTGATTATGTGGAAGTGAAAAAAACATAACACTATTTTCTCGGTTAACATCTAGCTGATGGTATCCATGGTCATATCTATATCCATTCGAAACTGGAAAAGTAGTACTTGATCCATATCCCCCCCCTACCCATGTAAATGGGTGCCACCATTCTACAAATCTATCAAATTCCGATTGACCTTTTTGTGGCCAAAGTGCATCATGATATTGGTATGCAGACGTAGAATCTCCCGACGTTATACGTTTATATATTAAAATCACGGTAGAAAATTTATTACTCGCGTTTCCACCGCTGGCGTCGACATAACCGGGCCATGTACCATCACTAAAGGAAGCTTCCCAACTACCCGAGGTATCAACCCAATTTGGGCATACCACGTATATAAAATCTCCTCTAACAATACAATTTGCACCAAAATTCATAGGTGACGCCTGTTTCAACGACGCTTTGAATCCGAATTCGTCGTAAGAACTTTTATATCCTAAAACAGGAAAGGTTCTTTGGTCCGGGTCAAATTGATTTCCAAGGGTGGTACTATTAGTAGTCGACGTAGTATTTCGAGCAACATTATAAGGAGAACCACTCGTTGTTACAGTCGTGCCAGCGTGAAGACGATCTTGATAATATCGCGTATTTGCCGTAGCAGCATTTGACGTAGCGTTCAATGGTAAATATTCAGCTTGGGTTAATTGTGTCCAGGTTGAAGTGTTATCTCCAGGTGTGGTTCTTCTATAAATAAAAACCGCACCACGCATATAATTTAACCAATTTCCACCTCCAGTAGATCCTAAACTTGATCTAGGTGCACTCACTACCGCTGTATCGCCGTCTATAGACACAGAATTACCAAACAACGGACCATAACACCTATCGTATCTAAAATTTATGTTTGTTCTATATTGATTCTCATAAACACTGGTCATTGAGCTGTCGTGTATATCTGACATTTGTTCCGTGTTATAAAATTCGGATGTCCGCGTCCACGTAGAAGTAGCATCATCAACAGTATCTCTATACCAAAATTCAATACACCCGTTACCACCGTCGCGGACGTTAATGCCGAAAGTTCCATAAGTACGAGTAAAAATAGGGTACATAGACCAAGCACTTATCGTCGGTACCCCGGATACTGGGATGTCATCGCGTACATATACTCGAGACGACATCCAGCTCGCGTTATATACTATATCTCCCATCGCTAATCGTATACCGTCACCCGCTAAGGAAGTCATGTTACTGCCATCACCAAATACACCCGATCCTCCTGGGTAACCATCATCTCCGTATTCATGTATATAATTAACTCCAATCTCCCACCGCGCCCCATACTGATAAGTAGAATTATAAATATATTTTCTTATTATTCCGTAAGTTTGACCGTGCGGTGCTCGTGCATTCCTTGAACCTACCGCAAGAATATTACCGTCAGAACTTAAACCAACGTATGAACCAAAATATCCATTGGTATCGAACGCGGAACCTGTACCTGTTAAACTTTGAGCATGGTCGGAATTTCCAATATTATAGAGGAGCGAGTAAACACCACTTCCATTGTCCTGGAATACCCTCACTCGTCCATCCTTGTCAGTGCCGCTCCCATATTCCGGCTCACCCGCAGCTATCCGCCCACCATTTTGTGATATAGCTACACTAATTCCAAGTCTTGTCCCCCCAACACTCGTCGGAATAGTCTGTGTCTGGCTCCATTGATAAGTACTAGTATCACGTTTATAAATGGATACCTCGCTATCCCCGAGAGCTACCCCACCCCCACCCCCACCACTTCCAGTATATTTTATAACATTAAACGAAGATAAACGTGGAAGGAAATTACCGGTGTCCGGAATTTTCTCCCATATGAAAGTATAAAATAAATAACTCGCCGAAGGCTGATTAAAAATTATAACAACGGGATTCATCGCGTTTCCCGAACCGGATGCAGTTATAGGGTCATCCGTCGAAAATACAATATTCCAATTAGTTCCATCATTACTTCCAAGTAATCGTATTTCATTTGGAATCGTCTCGGGTCCCGTAGGTCTGAATATTATACCTTCTACCTGTTGAGCAGATGGTAATTGTATCTGAACCCACGCCCCGTTATACGTTCCCGCCCCTGTCCAAGTTATAGGATACGCTGCAAATGTAGTACTAGGTGGTGTTCTTCTTTGATAATTAGTCGACGAGAACTGCGATGACAGTGGGTAGGCGCCGGCACCGCTATAATTAGTACCCGCATTTCTATCAAAAGCATTTACTATATCTGATGCTGCAACGTGTCCAGATATCCCATATCCAGATTGAGCAGTAGATGTCATGACGGGTGGTAACATGTCAGTCGACGAATAATTAGAATACGTCCCATATGAATACAATGGGTCACTGTTAGGAGTCCCGACAACGGCCGTCGTACCATCACCGCTCATCGCGACATCATACCCGAATAAGTTTGCCTGAGGTGTCTTGGAAAAATTCGTATTACTCCACGAATTCGTGGAAGTATTCCACTCGTATATTCTTATGGAACCATAACCACCGGCAATGAAACGTGTTCCGTCATCAGACATTGATACACTTACCCCGAGGAATTCATTTGCATTTCCCGAAAAAGAACCATTTTGAATCCAAGAATTTGTGGTAGAGTCCCAATCATATACCCTAACGAATCCAGTCGTAGAATAAGTTGTCAAATTACCACTTACATCAGCCCATATTCCATCCTTATGTGGACGAGCCTCCCACACGCATCCCCCGCCGCACACTATACGCGTCCCATTTTCCGAACACGCAACACTTCCCCCAAATTCATCTCCAGTCACACCTCCATATAAAGATTGACCCTTTTTAACCCAATCTCCTGCACCATTGTTTCCGAGTGTGAATACTCTCACCTGCCCACCTGTCGTGGTGGTGGTATGTGTATATCCCGGTGCTCCGACCACAAGATGTGAACCATCACGCGAAATACACGTAATTCCAGCGTAGGTTTTAGTTGAAGAATCAATATCTGTAATCCCCGTGCTATTATAAAAACCATGAATCGGCTTACCTACTCTTCCATGATTATAGTCATCATCTTGAACTACCGATGCAAATGGCGCACCTATTACGATGGAATTTTCGTGTATATCTATACTTTTTCCATAACACGCGTTATCACCTATTCCACCCCTCGGTACACCATTTGCAGCACCCCCCCATATTCCCTTACATTTAGGTATCAACCACTCAACGAAATTAAATTGGGTTGTTGGTCCGGTTCTTCCATAGATCGCTACCGCGCCTTGCCACGAGTATCTAATATTGTCAGACTCGTATATAACTGTACCAGGTGCACCAACTGCAAGTGTATTTTTATATAAAACTATTTTTGTACCGTGACCGCGTGGTAATATTTTGGTTCCGTCCGGTAAATAAAACCACCCATTCGGGTACGGGATAGTTTGATCTAAAACCCAATCGTTCGTAGTCGTATCCGTTCTTTTAAATATGTGTACGTCCTTGTTGTAAGATTTCCAACTGTATACATAACTGCACGTTACATAGGTATTTTCCCACATCGAATTTGATTCACTTTCATACTCGGTCGTTGAGGTCGGCTCCGCTCTCGGACCATTTGCAAGTTGGACTATATTAGGTCGCGATACTATACCAACGGTGCTATCGAGACCTGTAGAATTGGCTCCCGGTGACCACACTGTGCCGTTTTGGTAGAGACTACCTGTAAAATTTATATTATCTGCATATAAATCTCGTCTATCATTCGCCAATACCACATGCCCGTTTTGAAAAATACCACCATCTTTTATCATTAGATTACCTTCGTTAATACTTGCAGAACCACTTACACGCAAGGTTGTTTGAGGACTTCCGTTATTGAATAAATCGGCGACGAGTGGCGTTTGGGATTTTTCTGAAAATCCTATGTAAACAGCCAACATACCTATATAAACATTTCGTATACTTTGAGTTGCGGAACCTAATCTAAATCTCCCCCCTCCACTCCAATATACTTCATGAGTATTGGTACCACCTATGAACTCGTACGAACTCTGATTGGAGCCAATGGGAAAACTCCTTACCATTTTTACATTATCTATGTGTAATTCACAATTGTAGGAATTTGGAATAGCCCCCGATGTTTCATCAGCTCCACCGGGAAATGTCATAACTACATGGTACCACCTGTTTGCCACATACGAGGGTTGATTTTCCCAGCCCCCGACGGCGGGTGTTTGACTAGCAAGTAAACCCCATTGCCCCAAATTAATGATAATTACAAATCCATTAGTCTTGGTAAATAAGCATGCTATATTATCATTTTCCCATACTATAGCAGATTCTGGATTGATTACAGTCCCAGGAAACTGTGAAACAGAACTCGTCCCACCCTCTGGTACAGTATATTTACCATGATAAGTCGCCCCCGTGGTACCAAAGTTGTTGACGTCATCGAAACGTATCCAAAAACTTACACCGGTTCGTTGACCAGAATTGTTACTTCCTTGAAATTGTACACAATCCACATAAGAACTACCAGTATCACCAAACGAGAAAGCCTTTTTCGCTTTATCTAAGGAAATTGTGCCATGCAAGGTTCCGAAATCTTGTCTCAAACGCGTTTGCGAATCGTGACGCGTTGATTTAAAAGGTATCATTCTGACTTGATTAGGTGTTACACCCACGTTCAAAATATCGAAATTGCGCGTATCAAAACCCAGGGTTGGAGCTTCACGTCCATAACCTTTTGTTTGTATCGCGTCTATATCAGAAATAATTAAATTACTTCTAACACAACAATCTCCACCTACATCTAAATCTGCGTTTCCGTAAAAAGAACCAGGATCCATACTGTCGTCGGGTGACATATCATATGCTCCACTATTATATAAGTATACGGGTCGTGTCATATTAGGGTTTATCACCACATGTTGTCTGTTATCTATACCCAAAACTGATGTTTGACGATCGTATTTATCGAATTCAAAATTCTCGTACCAATACGGGTTTGAATTCCAACTCAGTGTCGATGTTGACCCGTTGAGGGGGTGAATTGTTTTTCTTCTGAATATAGAACCAAAGGGTGATGTGGTACTACCGAGCAATGTTTCACCCGCCACCATTCGAATCGCATCTATACCGAACTTTTCAGATAATTTACTTATCAATAACTCAGATCTACCTTCAAAATTTCCTATAGTATCTTGTCCCGCCCCGGGTGATTCTTCGTATAATCTATTTTCTATAGCTGTAAGTTCATACGAAGCGTCACCATAAAATCCACCAAATTCTATAGTTTTAGTACCCTTCGTACTAGTAGAATTTTCCGTGGCATCGTTAGATCCTACGTAAATGCGATTTGCTGCGATGTACCCCTCGAATAAACTGTTACCTATGAACTGTTGTGTTAACGATACATTTTGTGCGAATACATTACCATATAATGAAGATGAAACAAAAATATTTTTACCATTAGTCATAGTCACTTGCACATTATCTACACCGGTACCATCGTTTACTGTAGAAGGGTACGAACTTCCATTTAAGTATATAGTTGGTGACGCCTCCCACCACGAATCACCATTCCATTCTAAAATAGATACTTTACTATTTTCTAAACGATATCCCGGGCTTAAATAATGATGACTCAGTGATTGTCCTCTAGTAGATATAGCTATACGAGTTCCGGTATAATCTAATGCTACACTATTACCATATTCATCTCTTCTTTGATTACCATATAATTTACTCTCACTCACCCATGTTTGACTTACAGAGTTATACACATACGTATCAACTACACCGGATTGTGTCGAATATGTTAAATTTTTATTTAAACCCGGCTGACCAGGTGAAGATACAGCTATACGTATATTATTATCATACGAACTATTTTCGTTTGTTTTTGTTATAGCTACATCCCATCCACACCGTGACCACCCAAACCCTTGTGTATCTGTAGACAAATAGGATCTTTCTTCAAGTGTCCATTCATTATTTCCTCGTATTAACTGCCCCAATTGAGTTGTATTTCCCTGCCACGTCGAATACGAACCCCGTGTAAACACGCGCACCCAACCCGGAAACCCATTTGGATCGAATGTACTTACAGGCATTTGGTTAGCATACACATCATAATTTGACGTGTATTGATAATAACCAAAAGTATATAACAAGCCACCCGCACGATTATCCCAAGTTCCAGAGTCGGTCGTGTTTGTAGAATCGAGTTGGTGAATATTTTGTGTACCGGGAGCACCAGCTATAAAATGCTCGCCGTTGTATGACATATACACGGAGTGACCGTATCTACTTAAATTATTATTTACTATAAGAGATGAAGAACTCGATATTGGGATAGTCATGTCTACATCAACAGATGTATTCGAAAATGTTTGTGACCATACACAATTTATCGAATCATATTCGTATACAAACACCGATGATCCACCACTACCCGAACCCGGGGCACCTACGCAAAGTGTGGTAGATGTATTCTGCGCTATACTCACCGAACCACCAAATTCTACACCAGTTGTTGTACTACCAGTTATTACGTTACTACCATACGACCACACACCAGTAGATGCGTTCTTGTCGTATACATACACTTTATTATCTCCCGGTGATCCTACAACCAGCCTATCACCATCCCAATTCAAACTTAAAGCGTATCCAAACTCTGATGTACTCGTTCCTGGATTAGATAAAACTGTAGCACTTGACCACGTGTTCGACGTCTTAGTATAATTGTAAATCTGCACATCATTTACTCTATCTGGGCGACCTATGACAACTGTATTATCATCAAAATCACTTACTATAGGAACTCCTTCTTTTGGACCAACTCTTCGGCGATTTGAATTATAATTAACACTTCCGGATGGATCATGTTGATAACCATATTGATCAAATTCTATCGTGGGCCTGCTTCTTTTACCCTCAAATTGGTAATAGAACGGGCCACCTGGAAAGTTGCTCATTTAAATATGCGCAGATTTAAATAGCGACATTTTGATTCGGTCGTTCCGCGGTAACTTCTACCGTTTTGATAAATATCTGTGTGGCCGTGATACTGAACGTTTTAATTTGATCTGTAACCGTTAAATTTCTGGTTATATTTACATTTCCTGACACGACGAGCTTATCATCGTTTGTATCACTGATGTTAACATTGGAACCGATTTGCAAATCGGTTGTCGGTGTACTCGTATTAATACCCACATTCCCTGCGCTGTAGTGTATTATATCATTGACACCCGTTTCCGTCCACATCCCAGTCGAACTTCCACTCCCCGTAAGATCGGTTCCCCACACGGGTTTAGATCCATCACTCTTTAAAACTTGACCCGAGGAACCTATGGGGAGTTTTTCTAGTGTACACCCACAATCTACGGTATTTGCGTACAAAATATCTCCTTGTGTATACGGTGTGGGTAATCCGCTCATACTTGCCATATCTACCCATTCCGGTCCAACGCCATTACTTTGTAAAACGTACCCAGATTGACCTATGTTCAATTTGGTTAAAGTATCTGTAGCATTTGAGTATATGATATCACCTATAGCGGATGTTTCTATATTAGAAATTCTAGACGAATTATCACTCAGATTAGTTATTATGGACGTTAAATCAGTGGCAAGTGCGACGCCCGTAAGATTTACACCAGAGCCGTAAAATGTATCAGCAGTTACATTACCGGTTACCAGTACATTTCCACTCGCTGTTAAAGATGTTACGGTGTTTCGAAATTCGGTCGTGATAGTGGTAGTAGGAGCGTTAGTCGTAACCTGTTGCAGGGTACCAACCTGCCCCGAAGCTCCAGATACACCCTGCCAACCGACTTCACCAGGTGCTATGACAGTCAAAACATGTCCTGTTGTCTGTCCTATGGATACGTTGGCGGCTTCTATATTTTGATCCGCATATATCATATCTCCGCGTGCCGCGAGAATAGAACTCAAATCAGCTCCACCACTTCCGGTGTATTTTTGTGTGGCACGTCCGACTGAACAACGTCCCATTCTTATAGTTGTACGAGACATTTTCCCGAGGATAAATTATCCGTTTTTTCTTCTTTCTGGTTTGGAATTTTAAATCCACCATGTTTATAAATCTTGAGTCGTTTATTGTACATCGCAAAAAATACCGACCATTGATCTACTATATCGTATATGCGTGGATTGTTCTTTTTACCTACCGTTTCGCGCATGATACGACCTATACTCTGAACAATATCTGATTTAGGGGTTGCGAGAATGACCGTATCAAGACTGGGTATATCGAGTCCTTCGTGCGCTTGACTAAACGTCGCGAATATGATTTGCTTTTTACTGGATTCGGTTAAATCTGCTTCTTTCATTCCACCCATGTATAAACCCGAACGATCCTTAAATCTTTGGTGTAAATATTCACAGTGAAATCGACGATCACTTAAAACTAACACTTGCCGGGTACCCCGAGTCGCGTCTCGAATCGTAGACATTATGAGCGCGTTTCTATCAGGCATTTCAGTGAGTTCCGTGATCATAGTCGCTAAAGAAAGTTTACCGTATCGAGTGCACGGCGGTGGATCTCTGAACCGGTCACATGTAAAGTCTAGGGGGAACATATCGACTTGGTGTTGATTTTCTCGTTCAACTGCAAAAAAAGTGGGACCCATGAACCAATGTAAAACTTTTGTGAGACCATCCTTTCTATTCGGTGTGGCCGAAAGTCCGTATACGTGTTTAGGACACAATTTAAATAAAGATTGCGAAAAAACTTTGGCGCATATATGATGAGCCTCATCGACGATGAGAGTACCTATACTATCAAAATCTTCGAATGAATATTCTTTTAGTGAAAGAGATTGAAGCATCGCGATCACAAAATCACAGTGCACTTCTTTCTTATTTTGTTGGACTATACCTATAGTCGCCCCGGGACAAAATTGCTGTATACGTTCTTTCCATTGATTGGCTAAAAACTCCTTATGAACGACAATCATTGTTCGTAACCCCAGTTTACATGCTATGGCCAAGGATACGGTCGTTTTCCCGAAGCCGCAAGGCAATGAAAGAATCCCGTGGCCAGCTTCGATAGCTTTTCTGAGCGCTTCATTTTGGAAAGTTTTATCTCGTAGTTTTCCTTTAAACGAAACATTTATCTTACACGGTTCTGGTCTTGTATCTTTAGTTGCTTTTCCAAAATTTTCTTCGCCGTAAAATCTCGGTACACATAATCCAGATTTTGCTTTTCTAAACACCTTAAACGGTGGGGGTGCTACACCAAAATCTGCATTAACTATTGGGCGTACCGTTAACGCGCTTTTTATCTCTTTAGTCTCACCGATTATGTAACCGGATCTGGTGAGACTCATCTATCAATTAGTTGTCTATAAGCTTTATATACTTCAACTTCCACGTGTATCCACTATAATCACCAGTGTTCCACACACCCATGTAATCGACATCTATATCCACAAAGTCGCCTTGTTTCAAAGATTGTACAGGCGCACCTTCAAATTTACAACTCACACGATTATATCTGAACGGAACTTTAACCGTGAGAATGTTTCCGTACAGGGGATTATCTACGTTTTTACCTTTAACAAAATACTCAGAAAAGGACTGTTTGCGCCTGACTATCTTATAGAAGTCATCATCTATGATAACTCGAATATACTTTTTATCGTTATGATCATACATGGATTGATGAACTTTACAACGTGTTTTCATATGTACTATCAGTACCCAAACCTATAAATAAAATTATTTAGGTTTCCACTTCATGAACATCGGTAAAAGGAAAAGTCCTCCCAATAATATAACAAAATCAATCATGAGAACCTTTTTGCGTATTTCCGGACACCAATTTTTGAAATCGTTAATTTGTTTCGAATCTTGAGGTTTGGCCCAATGATAAAACATAGCTAAATACGTTGGACCCATGTTCCGCTTACAGTCGTACCAATGATCATAGTACGCTAAAAGTATATAAGGGAAATACAACAGGGCTAAGAGTATCCATTTATTTTTCTTAGGTAAGAACCAATACCCACTGGCTAAACCAACCGTGAACCATATACATTTCCAGTTTACAGATGGTTTTGCGTCGTAACACGGATTATCTTTTTTGTCAATCTCCATTTTAAAATATATAAAGAAAATATATTTTTTTAAAAAAAATGTAAAAGATATTTTTTAAAAAAATTTAAAGGATAAAAATTATTTATATTAAATAGGAATGGCAATATGCTTAGGAATAAATGTGCCGGGTCCAACTTCCAGGAAGATAAAAACATGGAAGTTTGCTGGTAAATTTCTATGGAAAAATGCCACTGTACAAAATAAAACAGAGCTTGGACGATGGACGAAGAATGAGCTTCTTGATCTCGGACCAACATTTGTAAAATTGGGGCAAATCGCTTCGACGAGAGCGGATCTGTATCCACCAGAATTTACAAAAGAACTGGAATCGCTGCAAGATGACGTTCCTCCATGTGAAATTGATATAGATGTAAAACATGATATTTTTAAAGAATTTGACCATGTACCATTCAAATCAGCGAGTATAGGCCAGGTCCACATGGCCGTGCTGCAAAGCGGTCAAAAAGTTGTTGTAAAAGTAAAACGTCCAGGAATCTTGAGTCTCATGAAAGAGGATACGGATACTATACGCGGTATAGTACATTTTTTAGAACGCATTGGTATCGATACGGGGAATAGTTCTGGCCAGGTTCTAGACGAATCTATAGAGTATCTCTTGGGAGAGGCGGATTACAAACAGGAGATTAACAATGCTATAAAATTTAGGAAAAGTATGAAAGATGTCGACTGGGTGAAAGTTCCGAGAATGTATAAAAAATATTCAAACGATGAAATGATCGTCATGGAATATGTATCATCAGTTAAACTCACCGAGATTACAGATAAGAGGGTGAATAAGAAGAAGATATGCGAAGCCCTCATAAACGCATACGTAATTCAAACCATGGATAATGGTCTATTTCATGCCGACCCACATCCGGGTAACTTGGGGTTTTCGTCAAAAGGGAAGCTTGTATTTTATGATTTTGGATTACTCGTACCACTGTCAGAAGAATTAAGAGATGGATTCACAAAACTTTTTGGATTTATAGTTACCCGCGATACCGCGGGTGTAGTTGACACATTGGTGAAATTGGGTGTGATTGTCCCGACTTCTACCGATATTTCAGACATTGAATTATTTTTTGAAAACATCTTAGGGTATTTAGAGACCCTCGACGGTTCTGGAATCGTGAACGATGATCTCGCCGCACAACTCGCGATTGAAAAACCATTCGTTGTACCGAGTAGTTTCGTGTACCTCGCAAAAGCCTTTTCGACTATAGAGGGTATATGTTTGAAACTGGATCCAGACTTTAACTATTTCACATATTTGGAGCCCCTGATCCAACAACAGATAATAGAATCCGTAGATGTTGGTGATATATTCATGAAAACGACAGAGATTCCTGGGACGATAGGTAAAATAAGTACGGCCGTATCGGGTCTTCAAAAATCAAGGGGGTCTATGAAACGTACTATGATCAAAACGAGACAGGAAATTAAGATCGTCCAATACAGCGTGGTGTGCGCTCTATTGGCTGAGAAATTTGGGGACAACCCACCTTTAGCTATGTTTTTTGTTTTGTGTACCTTGTGGTTTACTTTTCGTAAAAATCAATAGATTTCTTACCATTCTTCTTGGGCTTATCGGCTTTTTTAATCAGCCTGTTATGTTCATCGAAGTATCCCTTCATACGATGCTGTTCATCACGGAAAATATCAGAGACCTTCTCCTTGATCTTGTCCACGTCAGTATCACGTTCCTTTTGGATCTTCTTACTAAGCCTCTTGAACCCTTTATTTTTCTTGTCAGCGGCGAATACGGTCATTGTATTTGTGATGGCGAGCATTTACTTTGTATCGATATTTAAATTTAAACGTTTTAACTTTTCCTCAAATTCCCTGCGCTCCCCCGGGGATTTAATGATCTCTCCATGTTTAAGAGCCCTGATTTCTGGACCAGTTAATTGAATTGCGTCTACTCTGAAATCTTTAAACGCCCTCATAGTGATAGGTACGAGAGGCTCTATGAGATCGTAGATAGCTCGCGCGTAATCCTGGATCTCTTTCTGTGCATGGGAATCCATTCGAAGGTGGAGATAATGCATGAGATTATGAAGGTTAATCTTCCAATAGAACTCTGTGTACGTCGATTGAGGAAGATTTCCCCTGGCCTGCTCCCGACAGCATCCATCTTCCAGAAGTTTCTCATAAATATCGAACGAATTTTCCAGATGCGAATGCATACCATTTTGATCAATGTCCACCACACCTTCCGACCCCTGATGGTTTATCTCTGACTGACCCCTAAGTTCGGAAGGTTCGTAATATTCTTTCGGAACAATCGAATACCTGGCGGACATCTCATTCACACTCGCGGTACGATGGCGAAGATGTTGCCGAGCAATATAAATGGGCATCTTAATATGAAACTTGAACTCGACCATCTCAAACGGGGTCGTGTGCCAATGACGCAATAAATATCGTAAAAGTCCCGTGTCCCCTCGAGAAGTTTTCGTTCCGTCTCCATACGATACCCGTGCGGCTTGTACGATCGAATTATCGAGATTTTCTCTGGGCATATGGTCGACCAATCGGACGAAGCCGTGATCGAGTACTTTGATTTCCATTATATTTCATTATGGATTTACTTCTTTAAGAGTTTAAAACAAAGATTCGCATGTGTACATATATGGAACCCTCGTTAGATACATGGATTCAAATTCGAGACACCACAAAAAAGTTTAATATACCGTATTTCTCACTTCGTATATGTTGCAATCAAAAGGTCAACGGTGAATTATCGCTCCTAAAATCTATAGTAAAAAATACACCAAATGCGACAATTTTTGATGTAGGGGCTACCGGATCACAGTTTCCAAAGGATATCGATGACTCAATGTCGCTTCATTTATTTGATCCGGAGTTTAAACCTTCTGGAGACGCGTTTAAAAACGATTCCACATACATCATGTACAAGGAACCCGTAGATTACGATAAACCTAATATACACGTAAACAAAAGTATCGTGGATGCCGATGAAAATTCGCTCCAAAAATATTGTGAGTCTCGTAACATTAAGCACATAGACTTTTTGAAGATTGATACGGATGGTCACGATTTCGGTGTTCTAGATGGACTTGGAAATATTACGGTGGATATGGTTCAATTTGAGTACGACAATTTTTACCGACTCCATTCAATCGATATAAAAGATATGTTTAAACGTCTCGAAGGATGGCATTTTTTCTACATTTTACCGAGCGGACTTGTACCCATAACTGAGATGCGCGACGATTACATTTACACGAACATCTTCGCTTCTAAAGAATACCCTAATGACATTATCAAAGATTACGTGCCAGTGATGAACGGTACCATAGTCAATACAAAACATGTCGGAGAGTTTATATGCGAAATGTTTTGGGAGATGCGTGGTATAACTCCAGAAAATATAAAAAATGTTCATTGTATCATGAACGAGGAAGAGGATAGAATTGATATAAATTGGAACCTAAAACAAGCCCTCGAGAATTATCACGGTATATATTCAAGATAATTCCCCTACTAGATCATCTATGCATCGATAATACCTTTTGAGATCTTTCATGAATCTTTTATTATTCTCTAGACATTCACACTCGGGACTATTTTTATATATGTACGCGAGGTTACATTTGGAATATTTAGTACGCTTTTGATTTTCGTTAGGTTTTCTGGGAACAAGTTTCTTCACAATCTTTTCCTTTTTCTTGGGCTCTACCCGCTTCGTGAAACTTATAGCTTGCATGACAGTATCCGCTAAATCGTCCTTCTTCTTAGACTTCATAAATGTTTCTATCCAATGTTTATTCGTATCATCTCTGCGTAAAAATGCTTCACATCTTTCTATGGATACCTTTTTACGTTTCGTATACTGTGCCTTTCCCGGGCCTACTACATCAGGAATTTTAAACTTCGCATCGTATATGATCGTCTCAGATTTTGGAGCTTTTATCACGAAATATGCATGTAAAAAGTGTTCGACCATTTTCATTTTTTTATTAC